CTCGCCGGTTCGCGCGGCGGCGGCAAGCGAATTTCTTTAGACACGCCGGTATTCACTGATAGAGGGTGGGTCGCAGCGGGCGAAGTCACAATGGATGACATGCTTTTAGCGCCGGATGGGAAATACGCCCCCATCGCGGGGATATACCCGCACCCGCCGCAACAGATGTATCGCGTCACTTTCCTCGACGGCCCCTCCGTGGTCGTCGGTGCGGAGCATAAGTGGATGGCGAATACGGGGAAAGATGACACTTGGCGGGTACGCAATACCCAAGAGATGATTGATGCCCCACATGTAGCGTGGTATATCCCCCTGTTAGAAAAACCCGCGCCCGGCAAAAAATGGAGAGGCCCCGACCCATACACGATAGGGTATTTGATTGCTAACGGTACTATGAAAGGGCAGTACCCAACGATCTATACGGCGGAGGATGAACTGCGGGACAGGTTCGCCAAGGATGGGTGGGCCGTTTATAAATACAGGAAAAAAGTGAGCATGATTCAAGCGCTCACAGATTTTGCGCCAACGTGGAGAGATCATGTGCCAAAAGAGAAGGCACATGATAAGTATATCCCGGAGAGATTGAAACATGCGGACCCGGATACCCGATTGGCGCTATTACAAGGATTGATGGATGGAGATGGGTCAGTATGTAAAGAAGGCCGATGCTCTTACGCAACCGTATCTCCCCGGCTCGCCAAAGATGTGCAATATCTTGTCCAGTCCCTAGGAGGTAAAGCCACAGTCAAATGGAAAAAGAAAGTAACCTCTTTAGGTGGCGTAGGGTATTACCATGTCGCGGTAATGCACTGTAATAAGTTTAACCCGTTCCAACTCCACCGCAAAAAAGAGCGGGTTAAGCAGATGATCGGGGTTCGCCGCCGCATACTCTCCATCGAGCCAGAGAAAATTGCACCGGCAGTTTGTTTCGCAATCGCTCACCCTTCGCACCAGTATGTGATAGATAGTTTTGTCGTGACCCACAATACTGACTCGCTAATCATGGATTTCTTGCAGCATGTGGACGTGGGCTGGGGTGCAGAATGGCGCGGCATCCTATTCCGACAAACCTACCCGCAGTTAGCGGACGTAGTGAAGAAGACTCGCAAATGGATTCCAAAGCTGTTCCCTGGCGCGGTCTTTAACAAAAACGACTTTACATGGACTTTCCCGAGCGGTGAGCAACTTCTTCTCCGCCACATGAAAAGCGCTGATGACTACTACAACTACCACGGCCATGAATATCCGTTCGTGGGCTTCGAGGAATTGACGAACTGGGCAAGCCCCGATTGCTATACGTTGATGATCTCTTGTATCCGATCTTCTGTATCTCCGAATAAACGCGACAAATTTGGCCGCACGATGCCGCGTAAACTGCGCGCGACGACCAACCCTGCCGGTCGCGGCTTCCAATGGGTTAAAAAGCGTTTCCATCTGCCGGGCGGCTTCGGGAAGATCATCGTTGAATCGGATGTCATCGACGGCGTTGAGCAAGTAGCGCGCCCGCGCGTGGCAATCAACTCACACTTCGTCGAAAACAAAACGCTGATGGAAGCCGAGCCGAACTATGCACAATCTGTTATCGCCGCCGCGCGCTCGCCCGCCGAGAAGGCCGCGTGGTTGCTCGGAGATTGGAATATTTCTTCTGGTGGGATGTTCGATGACCTCTGGACACCGACCGTCCACATCGTCAAGCCTTTCGAGATACCGAAGACCTGGCGCATCGACCGCTCGTTTGACTGGGGTTCCTCGAAACCCGCATCTGTCGGCTGGTGGGCCGAGAGCGATGGGACGGACATCATCTACGCAGATGGCTCCCGCCGCTCTACGGTGAAAGGCGACCTATTCCGTATTGCCGAGTGGTATGTCGCGGCGCACGGCACGAACAAGGGCATGAAGATGACGGCGACAGCCATCGCGGCAGGGATTGTCCGCCGTGAAATAGAGATGGGATACCGGACATGGGTGTTCGCGAACACCGGTCGCGTCCAGCCGGGACCCGCCGATACTTCGATTTGGGACTTAAACGGCACAAAATCCATTGCCGAGCAGATGCGAGCATCCGTCAAGATTGACGGTAAGCGGTTGCGCGGGGTACAGTGGACGAAAGCGGATAAGTCTTCAGGGTCACGCCGTGGCGGATGGGAGGCGATTAGGAATAGGTTGGAGGCAGCACTACCAGATGAAGAAGGTATGCGGGAGCACCCCGGCCTCTTTATTTTTGCCAACTGCAAAAAGTGGATTGAACATGTCCCGAGCCTCCCGCGCGACGAAGACGACACGGATGATGTTGACACCGAGACAGAAGATCACATCGGGGATGAAACCAGATACCGCATCTATAAGAAGAAGCGGCTTATCGGAAGCGGGAGGCAGAATTAATGGCTGTTGACAGTAAGCACCCAAAATATCTTGAACGCATCGAAGACTGGCGACTTGTCGATGATGTGTTCGAGGGCGCGTCTCGCATCAAATCAAAAAGCACCATATACTTGCCCGCCACGCCCGGCATGGTCGCAGACGGGATGCAAAATGAGCAGCGGGGATATAAAGCCTATCAGGATTACATCACGCGCGCGTATTTTCACGGGTACTTCGCTGACGCGATTAAATCGCTCGTCGGTATCGTCCACCAGAAACCATGGCAGATTAAAGTCCCGAAGCGACTCGAAGCCATGATCGAAAATGCCACTGCTGAGGGCGAGAGCCTCCAAATGCTGTCGCGCCGCATCACGGAAGCGCAGTTGCGCGAAGGACGCCTCGGACTACTGCTGGAAGTTCCTACCGGTGAGGACATCAAATCGACGCTCCCCTACATTGCATTTTACCGCGCGACGACGATCATCAACTGGGATGTCGGCGTCCGCAAGCAAGGCCGCAATAAACTGGAATTGGTTGTTCTCGACGAGACGAGTTCCGAAAGGCAAGCGAGCCTCGAATGGGAGATCAAAGAAAGATACCGCGTCCTCATGATGAGCAATCAGGTTTCTCGCATATCCTCGCCCGAACAGGATACACCGGCGCAGGGCGTTTACCAAGTCTCGGTGGTGGATAATAAAATTGCTGCTCTTATGCCAGATAGTTTTAAAACACCTTCCATCGGAGGGAAACCCCTCGATGAAATTCCGTTTGTCTTTATCAACTCAAACGATCTTGTGGCTGAGCCTGATGCTCCGCCGCTTCTCAACCTCGCACACCTCGACCTCGCGATTTATCGCGGCGAAGCCGATCACCGGCAAGCCCTCTTTAACCAGGGGCAAGAGACGCTGGTTATCATCGGGGCTGAAAATGAAGGCGAGACGAAAGACCAGCGTGTAGGTGCTGGCGCTATTCTCTATCTCCCTGAAGGTGGCGATGCTAAATACGTTGGTGTCGAAGCAAACGGCCTCACTGAGCAACGCACGGCGATTGAGAATGACCGCGATCTCGCGCAACAGCAAGGCTCTCGTATGCTTTCGACGAAAGGTGGCGATCAGCAATCCGGTGATGCTCTTCGTACTCGCGTTGCCGCGCAGATGGCAACCCTGCCGAATATCGCGCGCGCCGGTGCCGAGGCGCTGAAGACGATTTTACAGTATGCCGCTAAATGGACAGGCGGGAATCCGGATGAGGTCGAAGTTATTGCGAATACGAAGTTTGGAGAGACGCCGATGACCGGCCAGAACTTGCTCCAACTGCAACAGGCAAAGCAGCTTGGTGCTCCGCTGTCTCAGCGGTCTATTCACAATTTGCTCCGCGAACAGAGCATGACAACTATGACCTTTGAAGAGGAAATGGAGTACGTTGATGACGACAAAGCCAATATGCCTGAGCCGACAGGCGGCGGTATGCGCGGCGTCCAATCTAGCTTGACCGGAGCGCCGCCTAGTGCGGACCCGGCACCTAAACCGAAGATGGGTGAGGATTGATTAGATGGCGACAGGCAACGAAGATTTCCGCGATGCTTTGGTGCGGCATCAGATTGCACTCTTGCGGTTGTCTGGCTCCATAAATCAACGTATTATTCAACTTCTCGATGCCACCGAAAAAGACATCCGCGCAACGATAGAGCGGATGCTTGAGGACATTGTGACGCCGGGCGGCGTTGATATGACACGGGTGCGCACTCTTACTCGCCTCGATAATCTTCAACGCAGCATCTACGAAATCAGACAAGGCGCGGTACGGGAAGCACTCGACGAGTGGACCAGTCAATTTCGCGCTCTCATGGTGGCAGAAACAGGTATCACTTCCGCACATCTGATAAATGCCTCGCCTGTTATCCTCGATGTCCTGATGCCATCTCCCGCGCTTCTCCGCTCTCTCGTAACGACCCTGCCCTTTCAGGGACAAGTAATGAAAGACTGGGCGCAGCAGCTTTTAGATGCGGATGTGCAACGCATCATGAATGAAATCCGCATCGGCATGGTTCAAGGCCAGAGTACCCGCGAGATCGCCCGCCGCATCGTGGGGACGGCAATGCTCGATGGGGCAGATGGCACTACGCAGATCACAAGAAACCAAGCCGCAGCGATTACACGGACGGCCATCTCTGCTTTTTCAAACGCCGCCCGCGAAGAGTTCTTCACGGAAAACGCGAGTATTTTTGAGGAAGAGGCTTTCGTCGCCACGCTGGACAGCCGCACCACGCTACAATGTGCCTCCCTCGACGGGCAGACATTTAAAGTTGGCGAAGGGCCGAAGCCGCCTTTGCATTGGGGATGTAGATCGCTGCGCGTAGCCTTTATGGGCGCATCGCTGATCGGTTCAAGACCGATGAAGCCGGTCACGGAGAAGATGCTGCTAAAAGAGTTCGCAGAGCAGGAAGGTCTAGATAAAATCTCTTCACGCGATGATTTGCCCTATGGCATGAAGGGAAAATTTGACGAGTTCTCCCGCCGCAGAGTGCGTGAGTTGGTAGGGCCGGTCCCGGCGAGCACCTCTTTCTCGAAATTTCTCAAGGGTCAATCATCCGATTTCCAGACAGAATATCTCGGCAAAACACGCGCTGATCTTTTCCGAAAAGGCGAACTCGAACTCGACCGATTTGTGAACCCGAAAGGGCAACCGTGGACACTTGAGCAACTAGTCCTTAGGGAGTCTGAGGCATTTAAAAAAGCGGGATTGAACCCGAGTGACTTCCTATGATATGAATTTAACGTGGTTTAACATCCTTGGAAGGGGAAACGGACATGGGCAACAAACAAGATTTTGTAGAACTGATCGGTGAAGACTGGGCTATTCTCAACGCAGTAGATTCCGTGGACACCGAAGCGAACACAGTGGTCCTTACGGACTCGGGTATTGATAGCGAAGTGACAGGTCCGGTACGCTTCGCCACTACTAACACTCTCCCCGCGCCGCTCGTAGCTGGCACAGACTACTGGCTGGTATTGGTGAGCACCGAGACTTTCAAAGTGGCGACATCCCTCGAAAATGCGACAGAGGAACCCCCCATCACTTTGACGATCACCACTGCCGGTACGGGTACGCATACGGTACTCGCTCCCTCTGATGAAACGCCGATTGCGGATGAAGTCGAGATGGCGCTGATCGACACAACGCAAGCAGGAAACCGCACTCAGCCGACTGACCTCAAGAAAGAACGCTTCGAGACGCATCTTTCCGATTTTGCCGCCTTCAACGAGGCGCAACAGGGAATCATCGACGGCATTTTCGAGCAACTAGATCACCCCGGCGTTCGCACCTACCCGATTGAACAGGTGACGGAGCGATTTTGGGACGCCATGATTGCCATGGTGGAAGCCGCAGACTAAGCCCTGAAAATAACGCCGAAGGCCACAGGGGGCCAGCGGGAGAAATCCCGCTCGGCATCTTTTGAGAGGAAAAGACGATGAAGCTAAAAAGAGCATACAAGACGCAGGACGAAATTCCTGCACAGTACGAAGACCTCTACACTGAAGTTGACGGCCAGTGGGTTTTCTCCGCGATTGAGGGACTGCCTAGCCCCGAAGATGTTGCAAATCTGAGAGAGGCGTTGCGCAAAGAGAAAAACGACCACAAAGCTACTCGTCAGAAAATTCAGGACATCGACCCCGAAGAAGTGCAGGAACTCCGTGACGAAGTTGAAGAACTCCGCGCGAAGGTCAAAGTCGGCGGAAGCACCGAGGACATTGATCGTAAGATCGAAGAGGTCGCGGATGTCAAAGCCAAGAAACTCACCGGCCCCCTTGAACGCGAAAACGCTAAACTGAAAGACCAGATCGCGCAACTCGAAGGCGCAAATGCCAACTTGACCGGCACGATCAAATCTTCGCAAATCGAAGTCGCTCTCCGCCGCGCCGCCGAAAAAGCCTCCGTGGTGGGCACCGCGATTGATGATGCCCTCGCTATCGGCCTCAGCCACTTCGACCTGGACGACGGCGGTAAGATTATCACCAGAGAAAACGCGCCCACCGGCCCCGGCTTTACGCCCGAGGCATGGCTGGAACAGATGAGGGAGAGCCGCCCGCATTGGTGGCCCACCTCCGAAGGCGGCGGCGCAACCGGCGGGAAAGGTGTTGGCGGAGGCACGAACCCGTGGGCAGCGGACAACTGGAATGTGACAGAGCAAGGAACTATCTACAAGAAAAGTCCCGACCGCGCGGCGCAACTCGCCAAAGCAGCCGGTACGACTGTCGGCGGCGCAAAGCCGAAGTCGAGAACTGCCGCCTAGCCGAAGCCTCTCTCGGCAAAGCCAAGGAAGAAACGACCGGTCGAAAGGCCGGTCGTTTTTTGTTATTGACCCTTTTTTAACTTTCAGTTTACGATTAGTCCGTGTAGGTCGCCCATGGGGAGCGACATCGGAGGCTGGCCGTGGGGCGTGTTCTCCGATTGACGATAACTTTTTCGATCAATCAGAGCGCCACAGGAGGAAACCATGGCAAAAGTACAGATTGCGGACGTAGTAGTTCCGGAGATTTTCGAGCCTTACTCTCAGCAGCTTTCGATGCAGAAATCTGCCCTCATCCAATCCGGAGCAGTTGCGGTCGATGCTCAAGTCAGCGAGATGATGGCTGGCGGCGGTATCACTTTCAACCTCCCCTCTTTCCGCGATCTCGAAGACACCGACGAGAACGTGTCAAGTGACACGGGTTCTGACTCGGTTCCGGAGAAAACCTCTGCAAGCCAAGAAATCGGCGTCCGCCTGAGCCGCAACAAATCTTGGTCTTCGACCGACCTCGTTGCTGATCTCGCGGGTGTTGACCCGATGGAATCCATCGCGCAGCGCATCTCGAACTACTGGGCGCGCCGCTACCAGCACATCCTGGTCGCAACGCTGATGGGTGTCTTCGCGGACAACGCAGCCGCCCCGACCGGTGGCGATCTCCACGTCCAAAACGACCTGACGCACAACGTCTCCGGCGGCGGATACACCGCTGGCCTGACGGATTTCTCCGCAGAAGCGACTATCGAGACATTTGCCACGGCAGGGGACGCACAGGACATCCTGCGCCTGTGCCTGATGCACTCGGTCGTCTTTACCCGCGCGCAGAAAAACAACCTGATCGACTATATCCCCGATGCAGAAGGCCGCATCTCCATCCCGACCTACCTTGGCAAACCGGTCATCGTCGATGACGGTATGCCGAACCCGGCGGGCGCTGGCGCGGCACAAACTGCATCGGGCATCTTCCACACCTGGTTCCTTGGCGAAGGCGCTCTGCGCCTCGGCTTCGGGATGCCCAAAGTCCCGGTGGAAGTCGATCGTAAACCGGAGGCGAACAACGGCGGCGGTGAAGAGACTCTCTTCAACCGTAAATCCCTTTGCTTGCACCCGACAGGCCATGCCTTCATTGGCAACCTCGTCGGCGCGCCGGGTGGCCCGTCCAACCTGGCAACCTCGGGCAACCTCGCCCACGCGGATAGCTGGTCGCGCGTCTACCCCGAGCGCAAGCAAATCCGCATGGCTCGCCTCATCACTCGCGAATATTAATCGCAGACGCCATCGGGCGGGTCCGGAAACCCGGCCCGCCCGAACGGTGGCCTTGAAGGGTTTCTTCGAGACGGAGGTGCGACATGAGACAAGGTATTCCACGCAGACGCCACATGCGCCACTTGCGCTATGGCCGTTTGAAGCGCCGCCCGCTCATCTCAAATTTCCTTGAGGCTCGCAAAGACGAATTTTCGTCTAACCCCGCGACGACAACTTTCGCTCGCACCAGTGCAATCGTGTTCACAGCCAACGGGCATGGGCTGGCAAATGGCGTAGGCCCCGTGGTTCTCGCGTCTTCAGGCACTCTCCCCGCTGGCCTTGCAGCCAATACTTGGTATTGGGTGCGCGTCCTCGACGCGGACACTTTCAGCCTCGCCCTGAGCCTCGAAAATATCCGCAAGGGTGTCTACGTATCGACGACAGGTGCGGGCACCGGCAACCACACACTCGCCCGCGCCGAAGACCAAGAGGCCATCTTTGAAGCCCTGCGCCACAATAAAGCAGAAGTAATCGCCACCGTGGATGGAATCGACGAACTGAACTAAGCCCAACCAGAGAGAGGACGTTATGAGCAAGAACAAGCAAAATAAAGCGGCCAAGGCCGAACTGGACGAAGAGAAACTTCTCTCTGTCCTTTGCGACATGAACCCGGACGATGACGAACAATGGCTCCAAAGCGGCGAGCCTCGTTTGTCATATCTCGAAGAGGCCACGGGCGCTGAGGTCACTCAGAAGATCGTCCAGAAGGTCTATCACGGATTTAGCCGCTCCGAACTAGCGGAGATGGATAAAAACGCCTCTGTGACCCCTCCCGCGCCCGCAAAACGCGGTTCTGACGGGAAGGCAGAGGATACGCCGGACGCTCCGGGAGGGAACCCGTTGGTGCCCGAAGTTGGTAGCACTCAAAAGACTGAAGGCGGAGTGCTTGTGCAGCCGCGCGAGGTCGTCGCTGTTCTGGAAAACGGTGAAGACGAGAATGATGAGAGCTTCCAGACGATTCAGGACGAACTTGAATTGCTCGAAGACGCCGCCGCACGTCAGCGCATCCGCCGTGATCTGGCGGTAAGGGAACTCGCCAACATCCAAAAACGCATCGACGAAAAAATGAAAGAGCGTAACGAGCGCTTCCCGCCGCGATCTCAAGCAGCCGTCATCAAAGAGTTTACGGCCCGGCAAGTCGAGAACCGCGCGCAGAGATTTCAGGCCATGCAGCAACAGGTAAGCGGGGGTCACGCTCCCTCCGCGCTCGATCAAGCGCTGCGTCAAAAGAACTCTCGTCCCTCCTTCGCACAGCCCGCAGTGAAAAAGGAATAACGGATGGTTGAAGTGGCACGCCCCCCTGCATACGCGCGGTTCGGCGGTAGCCACTATATCCGCGATAGGCGCAGACAGCAGCAGGACAGTAAAGCATTTGACTCCCTAATCCTCGCACCAGTCGATTTGGGAGTCATTGCTGTTGGCGAGTTTTCGGACTCAATAACAATGCCCTCTAACGGGCAGCTTGCTGTCCGCGCCGTTTCAGCGCTGCCCTCTCAGGCAATCCTTTTGCAAAAAAATGAGATCGACTTTTTCACGCATCCGGCTCTAGAAGAAGACAGCTTCTTTAAAGGCAAGTTCGCCTACGTCAACGAACAAATTCGCGTGGTCGCAAACGAAGAAGGGCTGTTTCAAATCTGCGTGGTTGACGCAATCGGAAGACTTTTCCCTATCGCTTATGGTGAGGTAGGTGAAGCAGCCCTACATGGGGAGGCTAGATTTTCCGCAGCCGGGGGCATGGTCGCCTCCGGCACACAAGCGCTGTCAAACGTGGCTGAGTTTAGCGGGTTCGGTAATCTCTCCGCGCAAGGACAGTTCATACCAGCCAGCCCAGGGGCGGTCTATGACGAAGAAGCGAACTTCAGCGCCTCTGGCGAAATGCAAGCCCAGGGATTTAAACAAACCCCCGCACAGGCTTCCTTTGAAGCCACCGGCACAATGGGGGCGAGCAATGATCTTGTGCTAGGTGATGTCGCCACATTCTCCGCGTCAGGCAGCATGTCAGCAGATCACACGCTTTCCATGAACGCTCAATCAGCCTTCACGGCCACCGGCACAATGGTGGCTGATTCTGAAGTTGATGTGACATATCCGTTCATAGACGGGACATATCAGGGATACCAGGCTGGGGATGTTACCTCTGTAGAAATAACGATGCCTACGGGAATCTCAAACGGAGATTTCCTTGTAGTGTATGTGAACTCGGCTGCGGCAGCTACTATAGACACCGCAGAATCCGGCACCGGCTGGGAGTTGTCAAGCACCATAAGCCCAACAGGTATGGTGACAAGATGCTTTAGCAAAATTGCCAATGGCGATGACAAGTTGACACTAAATGCCGGTAGCAATAATGGCATGTCCTATGTGGTGCATAAGATTAAAAACGCAACTAACCTACTTAGTGCAACAGCAACAAGCGGTAATAATAGACCTAACCCACCGAGCTTAAATGCTAAGACCGGCGCGACACAATATTTCCCGAATTACGAGCATCTATGGATGGCGATAGCGGGCGCTTCAGAGATCGGTTCTATGCAGAACACAACAGGTGCGCCGGACAACATGGATAATCTGATTATCCAGGCCCCCTCTATCTCGGGACTAAGCCGTGGTTTGATACTGGCGAGCATAAACAAAGAATCAGGTATTAATACTTTTGACCCAACAGTATTTCCGGGGACATCCAACCCGACAGCATGGGGGGCTATCACACAAGCGATTTACAAAGCAGCGCCTTCACCGATTCAGTTTATTGGGCAAGTATCCGGCACAGGAACCGGCTCTAGCTTAACGATGCCCTCGCACCAGGCTGGCGACCTTCTTGTCGCATGGAGCTATCGTGTAGGCTCTAGTACAGAGCCATCCCTGCCGAGCGGATGGACAAATATCAACTTTGGCGGGGGAACTTCTTCCAGTAACGCTGCGCGCGCTGCCTTTAGGGTGGCTGACGATAGTTCTACACCGGCACCCACGTTCTCAAACGGCGGGTTTACAATTATTCTTGTTTATCGGAACGCAAGAATTGCAACGGTTAATAGCAACCTTAGCGCGGCTGGCTCTAGTACAGGTATCCCATACCTGGCACTCACTAATAACGTGGCTGACTTGACATCGTGGCAGTTAATATTTGGCGCGCACCGAGCGGGCGATGGGAATATCGACACGCCCCCTACGGGTTTCACTCTACGCGGGAGCCTAAAAAGCACTTCTCAGATCGCAGCTTTTGACAGTAACGGCGGTAGAAAATCAGTGTCCGCCGAAACAGTTGCAATCGGAGCCACGAGTAATAATACTGCAAGATGCACGATTGAGCTTTACGGCTATTGGGGTTAATCAGAAATACAAAGGAGAATATCATGAGCGAGATGACAAACTACCTGGAGAACGCACTCCTAAACCACATCATAGGGGTGGCTGCTTATACAGCACCTTCCACGCTTTACCTTGCACTCTTCACAGTAGCGCCTACGGACTCTTCCGGCGGAACGGAAGTATCGACAGGCGATTACAGCCGACAAGCCATCACCTTTGACCCTGCTTCTGGCGGCGAAGTTGATAGCGATGTCGCCGTTGAATTTACAGCAGTTGGCGCGGGCTTTGGCACCGTGGTTGCAGCGGCGATCATGGACCATCCCTCAGCCGGTAACATGCTCTTCTACACGCCAATCACAAACCGCACTGTCAACGACGGAGATACGCTCCGTTTTGCAGTCGGCGGGGTTTCGATTACCTTGGATTAAGAGAAAAGGTACTTTGGTTTAACAAAGGGAGGAACTTAAAATGTCAGATGATAAAAACAAACTCGGGCATGGCGTACTTGCGGGCAAACGCAAGTACGTTTTGCTCGGTGTCGCGGTCGTATCTGCTCTCGCTTACTATCTTGTGGGCGATGTAGACCTGGCCGGGACAGTGCAGTCTATTCTCGGCGCGCTCGTTAGCGAACCCGCCGAATAAGGGGGGGGACGGACGATGGCTTTTATTGTTGAGGACGGCACCGGCGTAGAAGATGCAAATGCGTATGTTGATACCGCATTTGTAGACGCCTATCACGCCGACCGAGGCAACGCCGGATGGGCCGGTAGTTCCGCGCTCAAAGAGCAAGCCATCGTCCGCGCCACCGATTTTATCGACGTAAGGTGGGGCGCACATTTCCGAGGGGATAAGGTAGAAGAAAACCAATCACTCCAATTCCCGCGAACTGTTTTCGAGGGAATACCCCTCACGCTCAAACGTGCAGCAGCAGAGTACGCATTACGCGCGATGTCCGGCCCACTGATGCCCGACATCTCAGTGGATGAGACAGGACTTCGTGTTTCGCGCAAGACTGAGATCGTCGGCCCGATTGAAGAGACGACCGAGTACCGGGCGCAAGGCACGATCACCCTTATCAAACCATACCCCGCCGCAGACCGCATGCTGTGGCCGCTGCTCAATGGTAGCTTTATGAATGGGAGGTCAATTCGTGCCTGATTACGTCCGCCTACAGCAAACCGCAAAACGCCAGATCGAAAAGAACGGGCGCGAAATATCCGTGGTTAAATTGGCGGAATCTGAAGAAGAGGACGAAACCCCATGGCGCGGGACGGTAAAACCCCGCGTCGAGCCGGATAAGTCTTTCGACACGCACGGGGTATTCGTGCCCATCAGTTCGACCTCGTACTTGGGCATCGAGTTTACCTTCAAACAGGACAACGTAGCGCGCGGCCAGCAGATTGCCCTTGTCCCTGCCGTTGATGCTGAAGATGATTTGCTGGCGTTTGATGAGATTCACGACGATGGCTCCATCTGGAAGATCGTAAATTCGCAAGTGCTGAAACCCGGAGCGCTCCCCATCCTCTATGCGTTTGAGGTGAAGCAATGACAGCTACACCAGAACAAGCCAGAGATCAGATCACCCGCCTCGTCAAAGATGTTATTGAGGCGATTGAAGAGGCAGAGGACTACGGAATCCTTTACTGGCCGACACAGCAAGAACCGCCGACCCAAAAAGACGACGACGACAACCCGCCCGCATGGGTGCAAGTGGTTGTCCGCCACCTCCCGCGCGGAGGCCAAGCCTCTCTCGCCGGTGACATGGGGCAAGTGAGGGTTCAGCGCGGTGGTGTCGCCCAGGTCAGTATTTACTATCCGAGCAAAGACAAAGAGGCGAGCCAAAATGCTGATAGGATTGGCCGGAAGATCGAAACCGGCATCTATTTTGGCCGCACAGACGGGAATATCTGGTTCCGGAACATCCGGTATTTAGATTATGGGCAGTCCGGCCCATGGATTAGAATTGATGTCATGGCGGATTTCCAATATGATGACATCTTGACAAGGTAGGAGGACACCATGGCTCAAGTAATTAGCATTGACTCAAACGTCACCGGTCTGCGGTACGCTCTCGAAGCCAGCCCTGGCGTCCTGCCCGGCTCGGTGGTTTGGAAGACACTCGAACCGAACAGCTACGCGGATTTCGGCGGCTCGCTCACCACGCTCGCGCGGAACCCGATCAACGACTCTCGCCAGCGCAAAAAAGGGGTTGTCACCGACCTCGACGCATCGGGCGGGTTCAACATGGACATGACGCAAACCAATCTTCAGGAATTGCTTCAGTCTTTCTTCTTCGCGAACTTCCGCGAGCGCGCATCGACGAAGCCGTTTAACGCGGCGGAAGTTCCTGTCGTCGCTGTCACCACGGACTTCGAGGCCGCATCCGGTCTTGACCGCTTCGAGGTGGGTGAACTTGTTTTCGCTTCCGGCTTCGCAGAGGACGACAACAACGGCGTCCATCGTGTCGTCGATGTTTCGGGTACGGTACTCGAAGTTTCCTCGACCCTTGTTGCCGAGACATCGCCGCCGACAGCATCAAAACTGACAATGGTGGGCTTCCAGTACGGAACAGATACTATCTCCGTTGACGTGACCGGTTCTTTGCCGAAGATTGTCCGCAGCGGAGGCACGGCAGCATCGGGCGTCCTGACTATCGGCGGTACGCCGACAGCCGGGCAGATCGTCACTATCGGTGACATCACCTACACCTTCCGCACGGCGCTGACCTCACCGGCGGTTGCCTATGAAGTGCTCATCGGCGGCAGTGCCAATAACGCTGCTGCCAACCTCGCGCTTGCTATCGAAGCGGGCGCTGGCGCGGGCACGAACTATTCGCTCGGCACCGTGGCACACCCCGAAGTCATCGTGGATGACGTGACGGATGAAGTTGTCACTGTCGAAGCGCGATACACCGGCACCCGTGGTAACACCATTGCCACAACGACCGATGTAACGACCGGATGGGCAGACCCCACACTGGAAGGCGGCGCGGGCAAGGACTTCCGCGATTTCAACATCGTCGCGGGCGAGTGGATTTTCGTCGGCGGCGACGAGACAGCGGAGAAATTTGCTGTCGCCGCGAACAACGGCTTCAAGCGTGTCCGTGCCATCAATGCAAACGAGATCACGATTGACAAATCCTACGAGGCCATGGGCATTGATGCGGGCACCGGCAAAACTATCCGCCTGTATCTAGGTCGTGTCCTCAAGAACGAAACGGCCTCGGGCATCGTCCGTAGGCCGGTCCAGTTCGAGCGCACACTCGGAGCGCCGGATGATGCACAGCCCACGCAAGTACAAGCTGAATATCTGATCGGCGCTCTTGCCAACCAGATGACCCTCAACGTAGCCACGGCAGATAAGCTGACGGTTGATCTGACGTTCCTCGCCATGGACGCAGAAACCAAACTGGCATCCGAGGGTTTGAAAGCTGGTACGCGCCCGGCGCTCGAAGAATCGGACGCCTTCAATACATCCACGGACTTTGCCCGCATCAAGCTCTCGCGGGTTGTACCGGGGGATGAAGCGCCCACAGCCCTTTTCGCATACGCCACCGACTTGACGCTGGTTGTGAACAATAACCTGTCCGCCAATAAAGCCATCTCGCGCATCGGCGCAGTCGGCGTCACGGCGGGCACCTTCACGGTGAACGGGAACCTCGAAGTTTACTTCGCGGACGTGGATGCAGTACGCGCAGTACGCGATAACGCGGACATCACGATTGACTTCCAACTGGCGAAAGCGAATAGCGGTGTCGCCTGGGATGTCCCTCTAATCACTCTTGGCGAAGGACAGGCCAACATCGAACAGGACCAGCCTATTAAGCTGCCCTTGTCGATGGATGCTGCGTCCGCCGCCAAGATTGACCCGGCGCTCAACCATACTCTGCTCTTGGTCTTCTTCGACTATCTGCCGAATATGGCTGAAGCCACCTAAAAACTACGACATCAGAGAGGAAAACCATGTCGCAAAAATCCGGTATGTATGCCGCGTTCCAGAATGACTCTTCGCTGGAACAGGACGGTATCTGGTATCACTTCCTTGGCAACGGGGCGGACTTCAAAGTGAAGGTCGCCCGCGCGGGCGGCGGAAACATTGCCTACGCCAAAACCCTTGACCAGAAAACCAAGCACCTGAAACGCGCAATCGAAGCACAGGCGCTCGGCCCCGACCTTCAGATGGAAGTCATGAAAGACGTGTATGCGTCCTGCATGATTAAAGGCTGGAAGGTTCGGCAGGGTAACACTGAAACGGGCGAAGCAAAGTACGTGGATGGCATCGAAAGCCCCACCGGCGAATTGCTTCCTGTCACCCGCGAAAACATCCTGAAGGTCTTCAAGGACCTCCCCGATGTCTTCCAAGAGGTGCTGGAAACATCACGCGCCGCCTATCTCTTCCGCGAGGTTATCGCTGAGGAAGAGGAAAAAAACTAACAGACTTCCTGACTTACGTTTTGGAGATGGGGCCTTCTGAGGCGGTTGTAATAAAAGCAGCCCTCCAAAGTCGGCACCCTCTCCCAAAACGTATCCAGGAAGCGCCTTCGTTAGAGCAGCACCTCGTCCTATATTACAACGCCTTTTGGGACTTAAATTCCTGTAGAAGCGTTGGTTTTGGCTATGGCCATATTCCGTGGACGGCGGTGACGGAATGGTGCATAATGAACGGGTTGGACGGGGAGCAGTATCACTCCATGCACCGGTACATCCGCAGCATGGATGGGGTTTATCTAAAGCACCACTCCAAGGACTCAAAGAAGGACGACCCCAAACCGCAGGGAGGCAAAAATGGCAACAAATGATTTTGTCTCTCGCATAAACCGGGTTGCTTCCAGAATTGAAAAGAACGCCAACAAAACCGTAAAGCAAGCAGCACTGGCGATTGACCAGGTTCTCGTAGTGGGTACGCCGGTAGATACTGGACGCGCTCGCTCGAACTGGATTGTCACATTGGGCCGTGGCACTTCGCGCGTCCGTCCCGCCTTCTTTCCCCACATGCGGAAGACCGACTCATCTAAGTTCAACGAGACGCTGAACCGTGACTTGGCGCTGGCTGAGGCGAAAGGTGTTATCGAGTCCCGCAAAGAGGGGCAGGATATTTACATCTCAAATAACCTCGACTATATCGGGGAGTTGAACCGTGGCTCATCGTCGCAAGCACCCGCCGACTTTATCGGTGACGGTGTTCGCGCGGCGGTAGACGCCGTTTCCGGAGCGAGGTTGTTAGATTAATGGCACGGGAAACTTTTGAAATCATAGTAACAGAACGCGGCTCGCGCGAGGTTACACGGAACATCAAAAACATCGGTGGCGCTTCTACCTCGGTGACAAAAGATGTGAACCTCCTACGTAATGCCCTCGGCGCAGCCTTCACCGTGGGGGCGATACAAGGCATCCGCAAACTCGC